TGGTGTCGCTATCGTTCCAATAAATAAAGGGCGAGGCGAAGGTAATGTAGAAGTTCCAGAAGGATTACGGAAAATCATTGGTGAAGAAGCTGCTATTAATGGGCGTCAATCAGCACTAGAAATAGCAGATAAGTTTGGTATCAGTCCCTCCTCAGTTTCAGCCTACACTCACGGTTCCACTTCTACTTCTTCTTACGACCAACAGCCTAATCTGGCTGGAATAAATGCAGCTAAGGAAAGAGTAGCTAAAAAGGCAAGAAACCGTCTTGTTATGGCTTTGAATAGTCTAACTAAAGAGAAGATTGAGAACGCGAAGGCTAAGGATATTGCAGGCGTAGCTAAGGATATGGCTGCTGTCATTAAGACTATGGAACCTGAAGGCCCAAAGACTAATGGTAACTCTGGTCCTACATTTATCTTCTACTCTCCTCAGATGAGGCGCGAAGAAGTATTCGATGTTGTTAGAGTAAAGGAATAAACCAATGCAGCTCCTATCAATCGGATATCCACAGACTCTAACTCAGAATGTAATCTATGCGCTTCCTGCGAGGCGCTGCCTTCTGTTTGTAGATACAGCGGGAGCTGCACTTGAACAGTCCAATACCGATGTAATGACAGCAGATGTGAATATTACATTGGTTGATGGACAGAAGGAAGTAGCTGGTGGCTTTATTCGTAGCACCGCTGCTGATTGTATCGTAACTCTGAAACCATTGTAAGGAGACAACATGATTCTACAGGGTTATAAGACATATATCATTGCGGCTATCACGGCTCTAGTTACTGTTGCTCATTCACTTGGTTATATTGATGATGCAACGTATCAGACAATTCTTGCACTCTTGGCTTCTCTTGGTGGTGCTACACTCGCTGCGAAAATAAATAGGGTTTCGGATAGACTGAAGTAGTATGAGTTTCGATAAGGGGTTCTGGAAACCAAATAGGAAGCAGGAGGCTTTTCTTGCACTCCCTACTTCAATATTTGAGGCGTTCTATGGAGGAGGAAACGCCTCTGGAAAATCGGATGTGCTGCTTGTATATGGACTTATCCACAGGTGGCATGAAAATCCAAATTTTAAGCAAGTATTTATGCGACGAACTTTTCCCGAGTTGCGGAACGAGATTGTTCCTCGTTCCCGCGAAATATATCCTAAGTTCGGAGCATCATTTAATAAAACTGATATGGTCTGGACCTTTCCTAGACCCGACCAATATGGAGGAACAGGGTTAGCTAATGAAGGAGCGATGATTTTCTTGGGTCATTGTGAGGAGGAATCAGATGTTCACAAGTATGACTCAATGGAAATCAACTTATTCACTCCCGACGAGCTTACGTCCTTCACCGAATACATTTACTTATACATCGGGTTTACACGAGTTAGAACGAAAGTTCCCGAACTTCCAGCAATTATTCGATGCGCGGGGATGCCAGGAGGTATCGGTCACACTTTCGTTAAGAAGCGATTTGTTACACCTTACCCTGACGGTGGAAAAATAATTGTAGGTAAGGGAAATGTTAAACGATTCTACGTTCATTCTACGGTCGCTGATAATCCTCACGCTGACCCTGAATATAGTGCTCGTCTTGATGGTATTCCGTCTGAAGCGGAACGTAAAGCGCGTAAGTTTGGTGATTGGGATGCTTATCAGGGACAAGTATTTGATGAATTTAGAGATAGACACTATCCAGATGAGCCAGATAACGCGATACATGTTGTCCCACCCTTCTCAATTCCCGATTGGTGGCCTAAGATGGTTATCGGGGATTGGGGTTTCGCGGCGATGACATATATTGGGTTTTATGCTATTTCTCCTCAAAAGAAACTGTATCTATATCGTGAACTTTACTGGTTGAAAACCAAGATTGAGGAATGGGCACCAATTATTAAAGCGTTCGTTGAACGCGAGAATCCGAAGGTTGTTAAGTTCTGTCGGTCTGCTGGTCAGGATAGAGGACAAGAACATACTATCCAACAGCAGATTGAACACGCGCTAGGTAGACCGATAGAACTTAGCAATAATACTCCGGGTTCGCGTGTTGCTGGTAAGATGCTATTGCATGAATATTTGCGATGGAAACCAAAGCCGGTTGTTCCTCCATCAGAATTGCCAACTTATAGCGAAGAATATGCGATGTGGGTTCTTCGTAATAAGGGACTAGATGATTATAAAGCGTATCTCAAACTATTTGACCCTCCCGAGGAGGAAAAGAATATTCCGAAATTGCAGATATTCAAATGCGAAGAAGCTAGTAATCATGATGGTCATCCTAATTGCTGTCCCTTAATGATTGATGCAATTAGGGCTTGTAGTTATGATAAGCCTAAGGATAACAAACCTGCTGAGGATGTTGCGACGTTTGAAGGTGATGACCCTTACGATGACTTGCGCTATGCAGTAGATTCAGCAGAACGATACTTCGTAGAGGCGGCTAAGGAATTTGCGAAGATACAGAAAGCAGAGTTTCTTAGTGAAGTATTAAGTGGAAATAGAGATTGGACAGCCTATTATCGAAATATGCGTTCAGTCGATGCGGCTCCTAAGATGCAAGTTGTAAGCAGGTTTAGTCATGGACGTAGGTGAGAAACTTGGAGTAGGAGTCATACTGGTTGTTGTAGTAATCTGGACTTATCTTATTTGGAATGTAGTAAGCGGAGTATGGTAATGAAAAAGATTTTGTTTGCAATCATACTCGTTCTTGTTGCATCGGTGGTGTATGCGCAGCCACCTGTAACAAGCGGAAACAAAATAGGGTGGGACCAAGCTGCCCCAACATTGGCAGAGGCACAGGGATACACTTATAAATATTACCCTGATTCTGCGACAGTAGGGACCACCCTAGTTTCTGTAACTTGTGCTGGAACTGTGTCACCTTATCAGTGTGAAGTTGCATTTCCAGCATTTACTCCGGGTCCACATACTCTCACTCTCACAGCAAGCAATATTGCAGGGGAGAGCGTTAAGTCTGCCCCTTTAAGTTTCGCTTTCGTCGTAACTCCGGGCGCTCCTACGAATTTGAGGATTAAATGAGTAACTGGTTTCATAAGTTCTTTAATCCACACTGTCCTCATTGTAAAGAGGAGCTTGAGTATGCGCGAGTTTGTCTATCGTGTGAAACTCTTAGGGCGCAACTTGAGATTTCTCGCCTTGAAAATAAAAGACTTCTTGATAGGATTTTAGAGAAGCCTGAACCTGAAGCACCACGCGCTCCAGTGGAAGTATCAGTTCCTAAGAATATTCCCTGGAATGTGCGTAGACAAATGCTAGAAGCAGAGGACCGTGAAAGAGCAAGGCTCTTGCGTGAAGCTCCTAAACCTTCTGTGGAAGATTTGGAAAAGGAATTAGACATTGCCGCCACCCAAAGAGAAAAAACTAGCTAATCCCTCTCCTGAAAAGCAGAGGGAATTGCTAGATAGAACGGCTGCTGGCGTAATGGTTCATATGCCAGATGCAAAGGTAAATAAGGTTCGTCCTTATAATGCCTTTGAACGGTATTTCATGGGTAAGGATACGGGTGGACTAGCTTATCCTAATAATACTATTGCTATTAATATGGAGAGGGCACAGAATCCTAACGATATGATTGACCTTCTGGTTCATGAGTTTACTCATACTAAGCAGAAGCCACGAAGTTTGTGGCAGGCTTATAAGGAACGTAATATTCCAGTTTCTCAACGTCCTGAAGAAAGAGAAGCTGAAATTGCTCAGGTAAAGTATCCTTATAGACCTAAAGGTCGAGATACACAGTTGAGGTAATCATGCCACTCTCCAAATATTACGGTGGCTCTGGCGAAAAAGTCATGGCTTCTATGAAGAAGCGATATGGCAAGGATAAGGGTGAGCGTGTATTCTATGCCACAGCTAATAAGCGTGGACTAGACGCGGGGCCATCTAAAAAAGTTAAGAAAGAACACGGAGTATAACATGGCTGGACTTGCAGGTGGATGGGGTAGATGGGGACAGCCTCTTGCGGATGTTTATAAACCAGCACCGCAAGAACAACAGAATCAGCAGGCTGGATATGATGTAGGTAAGTGGAATTCACTTCCTGCATCTGAACAGCAGAAGTATCAGGCTGGCGGAGGCGCTCCAGGTATTAATACTGCACCATCTAAACCTAAGATGCAGTTTGCATACAATACTGGAGATAGAAACGCTCCACGCCCTAATTTCCGTTATTCAGGAATGATGGGTAATCAGGGTATTCTTCCCCAAGTTGGCGACCCATTCCGTAGGTATGGAACTGTGCAGGGTGGTAAAGTAATTCCTCCACAGAATCCATTTGCAGAACCTCCTGGTATTAGATATACTCCGGGTGGAACTTGGGAAGGTGGGGGTCCAGGTCCAATTAATACTGGTCCATCTCAGTTACCTCCTAATATGGAAACTCCGGGTGGTGGTGGAAATCCTTGGCTAGAAAGGGGCGGATTTACAGGGGGTCAAATGCCTCCCGGAATAGGTAGTGGAACTGCTGGAGCTTCGTCTGGACTTTGGAATCCTCAAGCTCCTAAAATGGACCCTAATACTGGTCAATGGACTATTCCTCCCCCTCCTTCATTTGAATTTGACCCCGGCTTAGTAGGACCATCAACTCCTCCAGGGTTGAGAATTCCTAGACGTAATCCTATGGGTGGTGGTAG